CGAAGAAGAGGACGAACCTGTGATCCGTCCGCAAGCGAGACAATATTATTAGGAGATTTCCATGCAAAAATCCATTCCGAAATGGGTTCAAGAGCGTATGCGTGAACCATCGACGTATGCGGCGATTGGTATTGGTGCTGTAGGTATAGGAATCCTTGCCGACAGTTCTCTGGTGGTTCTGTTGGGTATTATTGTAGGGGTAGGGGCTTTCGTTTTGAAAGAAAAGGGACTCCTATAGGGTTTTTATATGCCTATATATCAAATTGGCATCTACAACAGATTTATCAGAGACAAAGTACGCTCTGGTGAGGATGTTGGTGAGGAAGAAGCCGCTTGGGAAGATGTTCATTACTTTGATGTAGAGGCCGCTACTGAAAAAGACGCTAAGAGGTTGATACAATCGGAATATAAGGAGTCCAAAGGGTTCGTTATAGACTGTATTGATCTCTATCGTTCTTTGTAAACGTAGTTGATAAGGGTAGAAAAATGGATCCTTTGACGCTTGCGGCTGTGACAGGTGGGTTTGCCGCTGTAAAATCAGCCATAAGTGGCGTTAGGAGTGCTTTGGAGTCCGCTGATGACGTGAGCGCCATAGCTAGTCACATAGATACGCTGTTTAAGACCCATGGTGCGGCCAAAAAACGCATAAAAGAGGCCGAAAATAACAAATTACCCAAAAATAAGTGGGCAAAGTTTGTTAAACTTAGTCTTAAAAGCAATGACAACGACGAAACGTCCTTGGCCAATGTAGCAGCGGCAAAATTAGCGGAAAAACAGCAAGAAGAAGACATCCGTAAGCTATCAATTCAGATAAATAAGCGTTTCGGATCTGGCACGTGGGAAGAGATACTTGATGCCCAAGAGCAGGCCAAGATAGAGCAGAAAAAACGCCTGAAAATAGCAGCTGAAAAGCGTGCCGAGGCTAAATTACAAGGCAGAGTTTTCTGGCAGAAAGCTTTGATTGAAACAGGCAAGGTTATCTTTGTTATATTGTTTATAGCTGGGATGGTAGCCTTCATCTGGCACAATAAGGCTTAAAATGGACGGCGCGATTGACATACGCTTGATCGTGACTCTAGGCGGCATACTTTTTAGTGTCGCTGGAGCTGCAGCCGTGGGCAAGATGCAGATCAGGTCCATACTTGATGCCATGGGGGATATTGAGAAGAGACTTCGTGAAATAGATAAACGTATTGACGCACTTGAAAGCGGACATGAGGTTATATCCTCGAGAGTAAAAACATTAGCCGAAATAAATAGTGTGTCTGCACTTGCCACGCATAATCGAGAGACCTCTGAGATGCAGTCTGCGATTAAAGAGTTGAGGCGTGATATGGAGCGTCAATTGAGTATGCATAATGGTTCACATCCCCCCGTTGTTCCGAAACAATCATAATGCTATAAAAGTCAATACCTTTTGAGAGTGTTTTTAAATGGCTAACGGTATATCAGATTTAGAAAGAGGAATTGCACAGGCGTTGCCTGGTTCCCCTAGCTTTACTCCAGAAGGGATACTTAATTTTGCTAAAGAAAATCCCGCCACCGTTGCCACAAGTGCTTTGAGTTTAGTGGACCTAGCGGGTGGCCTTGGTAGACTTGGAAGTATTTCAACTCCAATTGGCATCTTAGCAAACATCGGCAAAGGACTTATCTCAGGAGACGCAAGAGATTTTTTACCTTTTGGTAGACGACTATTTCCGACTGAAACAGAGCGTGCGATGGAGGAATCACGAAGCACTCCTTTGGGAAGAGCCGCTATTCTTAATGATTATATAAGAAACTATATGGGGGATGGACCTGACCCACGAGGACCGGATCCTCTAGTCAGTCCCGCTAATCAAGCGCCGACCACTACAGGAGGTTTGCCAGCTCCCGGTCCTGTGCAAACTCAACCGTTAGGTCTTCCAGCAGCGTTACAAACTACTCGTGGGGGTCTTCCACCCATGGCTCCGATAGGAATGGCATCCTTGGGTTCGCCCTTTGCTGGTCCGGGTGTAGGAATTTTTGGTACTCCTAGTTACACTGATGCAGCAGATGTTTTTGGAGAGAGTTCGCCCTATGGAGGGATGGGCGCACCAGCTGCGTATGATCCTGAAGCTGCGGCGTATGGTTTAGGCGATGGTGGCGCTGGTGGCGATGACGGCATGGACGGTGATCTTACAGGTGGATACGGAGTGGGAGGAATATGATACAAGCTTTATTACCTAGTATACTACCCGCAGTCACAGATGTTATTGGGCGATTCTTACCTGAAGACAAAGAAGCACGTGCGAAAGCGGAGAGACAGTTAGAGCAACAGCTTGCGACTCATCTGGCTAAGATTGATGTAGCGCAGCTAGAGATAAATAAAACGGAAGCGGCCCACCGTTCTATCTGGGTAAGTGGTTGGCGCCCGTTTATCGGTTGGTCATGTGGGGTGGCCTTGGCTTGGTCCTATGTGGTCACGCCGATATTGCATTTTGGTCTGGCCCAAGCGGGACTTCTTGTGGACCTCCCTGCCATGGACATGAGTGAAATGATGCCCGTTTTGATGGGGATGTTGGGATTGGGAGGTCTCAGGACCTTCGAAAAATTTAAAGGGGTTACTAAATAATGGCAAAAGAACCCATCTCACTAATAGATACGTCCATGCCCTCTCAAGGTATGCCGTTAGGCGGTAGTGAAGAAGAGATTGAGGTTGAGGAGATTGAAGAACCCACCGATATGATGGAAGACGAGGATGGGTCCGTTGTTCTTAACTTTGATGAGATGATCACGGAAGAACTTCAGACAGAGCCTGATGCTAATCTAGCCGAGATCATGGACGAGAGGGTTCTGATGGATATTTCCTCAGAACTCGTTGGGTATTACGAAGACGACAAGAGTGGCCGTCAGGAGTGGGAAGATACCTACACGGATGGTCTGGATCTTTTGGGCGTCAAATATGAAACACGTGAGGAGCCCTTCCGAGGTTCTAGTGGCGTGACCCACCCGATTATAGCCGAGGCTGTCACGCAGTTTCAGGCGCAGGCTTACAGAGAACTCCTTCCTAGTTCTGGTCCAGTTCGAACTCAGGTTGTTGGTGCAGCGACTCCTGATGTTGAGATGCAGGCTCAACGTGTTCAAGAATTTATGAACTACCAGATAACTCATATTATGGATGAGTATGATCCGGAGATGGATCGTTTGCTGTTCTATCTCCCGTTAGCTGGAAGTGCCTTCAAAAAGATTTACTATGATGACATTCTTGACAGGGCCGTGTCTCGATTTGTGCCGGCTGATGATCTTCTCGTTCCGTACAACGCCACCGATTTAAGTTCTGCTTCCCGTATCACGCATGTCATTCGCATGAACACGAATGATGTACGGAAGTTTCAGGCGGCTGGGTTCTATCGTGATATCGAACTTACGGCGTATGACTCTGACGATGAACTGAAGGAGAAAGAACGTAGCCTGATGGGCGTTGAGAAGACAGGCGCTGACGATCAGGACTGCACTATTCTTGAGGTTCATACGGATTTAGATCTGCCGGGTTTTGAACACACCAATCCGATAGACGGCGAAGAGACAGGTATCAAGCTTCCTTATATCGTGACGATAGATGAAGGAAGTTCAAAGGTTCTTTCTGTCCGTAGGAATTGGCGCGAGGGCGACGAGTATTACAGAAAAATACAGTACTTTGCACATTACAAGTTTCTACCCGGTTTAGGTTTCTATGGGTTTGGACTGTTGCACATGATTGGTGGTCTAGGCCGTTCCGCAACTTCTATCTTGAGGCAACTGATCGATGCTGGAACACTTGCTAATCTTCCCGCTGGCTTTAAAGCTCGTGGTATTAGGATTCGTGACGCTGATGAGCCTCTGTCTCCTGGTGAGTTTCGCGATATTGATGTCCCCGGCGGTGCTTTGCGAGAAAGCATCTTGCCGCTTCCCTATAAGGAGCCAAGCCAGACGCTGATGGCTCTTTTGGGATTTGTTGTAGATGCTGGTCGCAGGTTTGCTTCCATAGCTGATATGCAAGTGGGCGAGGGCAATCAACAAGCTGCTGTAGGAACAACCGTTGCTCTTTTAGAACGCGGATCAAAGGTGATGTCAGCCATACACAAAAGACTGCATTATGCACAAAAACAAGAGTTTAGGATGCTAGGTCGTGTGTTCGCTGAATCACTCCCTCCAATGTACCCGTATAATGTCTATGGAGGAGAAGCGACAATTAAGCAGGCTGACTTTGATGAAAGGGTGGATGTCATACCTGTATCTGATCCAAACATCTTCTCTATGTCTCAACGTTTAGCCCTAGCACAGACACAGTTGCAACTCGCTCAAAGTAATCCTCAGATGCACAACTTGCATGAGGCGTACCGTCGCATTTACGAAGCGATAGGGGTGGACAACATAGAGGCTTTGTTACCAACGCCACAGCCACCGCAACCTACCGACCCAGCTATTGAGAACGCTAAGTCAATCATACAAGAGACCTTGCAGGCGTTCCCGACTCAAGATCATGATTCGCATATAGCATCCCATATTGTGTTTATGCAGACTCCTATTGTAGCTTCATCACCTCCCGTGTTTGGTTTACTTCAAGCGCATATATGTGAGCATATTGCACTCAAGGCTCGAGGCGTTGCAGATGCTGAAATGAGGATGGCTATGGAGCAGGCTATGCAGATGGGTCAACAGCCGCCACAAGTGGATGCCGAGGCGAGGGTCGCTGAATTGGTAGCCACCTATACTCAAGAAGTCATGGCTGCGTTTATGCCGCCACCGGAGGGACAAGTAGATCCTCTCGTAGAACTTCGGTCTAAAGAACTTGATATCAAAGCGGCTGATGTACAGCGCAAGTCTGAAGAGTTTGCTCTGCAGCATCTGTTCGACAAGGAGAAAGAAGAAGATCGTCAGGAGCTTGTCCGAGAGAAGATGGACTCGCAAGAAGATATTGCGCTCTTACGTGCAGAAGTGAACAGAGAGCGTATGGAACAACAAGATAGGCAGCAAAGGAATTAGTAAAATGTCTGGTAGAAGTCCTGAAAAATCAAGTCGCCGATTAATGCAGCAAGCTGCTAATAGAAGATTTGGAAATAGAAAGCCTAGAACTCAAGAACTTATTGATAAAGTTATTGATGAAAAAACAAAAAAGACAAGAGAAGAAATGTTAAGAGCAGCCATGAATGATCCTGACGCGACAGAAGTCTTGACTGATAGAGGCTTTGAAGACGTGAAGAAAATGTTGAAACGTAACGATGGCGGCATGGCTGAAAAAACGAGGGTGTTTTGAGTCGTAAAACAAAACCAACGATCCCTACCCGCAGACGCGGTAGAGGTATTGGTAAGATTCATTTGACTAGCAGAGGTGCGCTTAAAGTCGGCAACCCTAATGTACGCTCTATTGATAAG